CCTTTATGAATTTTTTTGAAATTATTTAGATTTAATTCATATGTACCTTTTCCAAAAATTATTTTTGATGATTCATTTTCGTATTCGAGTTTATTGTTTAATATATTGGTATATATAACTAACATGTCGTTTTTGTAATTTGTTTCATTAATATTTGATTTGTCTTTTAATAATGAAGCGTGTTTAAAAAAATCATTAAAGGAGTCTATAAGGTTTAGTAGGGATATTTTTTGTTTTTCTAAATCAGAAGATAACTTTTCGGATTGCAACTTTTCTTTGAGGTTAGATATTTCAGGAATATACTTAGAGTCAGCAATTTGGGCAAATTTAATATCTAGTTCTGATGCATCGTTGTATTTTTCTCTGAGTTCAGCGAAAGTTTTTTCATAGTCAGAATATATTTTTTTCGTAGACTGGTAATATTCTTTGTCTATTCGTTGAGCTTCCTCTTTTGAAGAAGGGCCACCACATCCTACAACTAAAAATGTCAATAATAATGTAATAAGAATAAATATATTTCTTTTGAAATGTTTCACAAGACTCATCCCCTAGTAGATTTTATTTAACATTTAATTGTTATTGATTAATTAATTCGTTTATTATTTGTAATTAGTGTAGTTGATTCTATTAAAATTCTTTTAGGAATTGTCCTGAAGTTATGTTGTAAATGCATTTTCCGCCAGCATCTGATAGTAAAATATTATCTTTAAAAAAAGCATATTGATTTGATGTCAAATAGCCTTTGTTGATAGTAAATCTTTTTTTTGTATGCAGATCATAAACAAATAATTTATTTGCATGCGTAGTTGAACTGTTACACAATTGTACAGCAGCATAACGTCCATCAGGTGAAAGACTAGTATTAAAAATATGGGCAGTAAAGGATCGTGAAAGGATGCAATATCCTTCATGGTTTAAAACAATCAGTTTCCCACCTTTTGCCGACGCACCACAATCTTCTAAAAGGAAAGTGCCATTGTCTGCGACCCAATAATCAGCTATTTTTGCTACTTTAATACGCTTTATTATTATTTGAGATTTCCAGTTTAAAAGGCAACATTCAGTTGGATACACAAAGATATAATAATGACCATTCGAAGAAACTTTAGCATATGTAGGGACGAAATCAATGTTAGAAAAGAAATCGATTACTTGTTTTGGAAAAGTCATTACATTTTCCGTTCTATTTAATAGAACAGAAAAATTGGATAGATTACAAATGTCTGTAAAGTCATGATTTATATTGTCAGAACTATTAGTAGTATTTTGTTTTTGGGTTAGATCATTTTCAATTCGGAGTTCTTGAATTCGTTTGTTCAACATTATTGCTGCTCCATTCCCTGAAATGTCTGTTCATATTACGAAGCAAATTGGCCAATTAATTCATTAAGTATTTTGTGAATGATTTTAGGGTCTGGTCTACGCTCCTTGATCAGCAGATTTAACTGTTCGGCATCAAGATTGTGACTGTATGAGAGTAGGTGGATTGCAAATTCGTTTGCTTCATTTTCTCGTCGACATGGGACGTAGTAAGGCTTATTCGTACTAAGATAATACCCATATCCGGAGTGCAAACGAGCGTGGCCAAGTTCGTGACATAAAACTATTCGTCTTTGTACTTCAGACAAATTAGCATTTAAAACGATACATTTGCGCCTTAGTGGTCGGATTAGAAAACCTCTTATTTCTGATGGCAAATCTAATTCATAGATATCGAATTTTAAGCATTTGGCAAGCTGGTATGGATTTGCCGTATCATACTTTAGTATAAGGTTTTCTACCCTTAATGGTATATTGAACATGATAATTTAAGCGTTGACCTATTTTTTAGGTTTGCGCTTATTTTTTTCTTTTGCTTGCCAAAATACATATTCAAGAGCATTTTTTAATTTCTGTTTATCTTCTTCGTCTAAATGATGTACCTCGCCATCAAACATTACTTCAGTATTTTCAAGGAATTTTGCAAGGTCTTTAGGTATATTTTGTTGAGAATTTTTATTTTCTTGTCCTAAAAGATAATCTATCGATACACTAAAATGATCAGCTAATCGTTTTAACATATCGGGTTGAGGAGTACGTTTATCAATTTCATATTGTGTATATGTAACACGATTAATACATAATATCTTAGCAACATCTTGCTGTGTTTCTTTAGCATGTATGCGGAGTTGACGTAGTCTACTTCCTAAAGTTTCCATATATTCACATCCTTTTGATTTATTATATGTTACTTTTAGTTACATATAAAGGTTGGTAACAAAAAGTTACAAATAACTTGACAGGTGTCTTAAAGTAACGTATAATCAAAAATGTAACATAGAGTTACATAAAGAAAGAGGGTGTAAAAATGAAAATTAGTACATTTTTGATTGACAAAAGGAAAGAAAAAAAGTTTACTCAAGCTCAAGTTGCCGAAATGGCAGAAATATCCCGTGCATATTACACTCAAATAGAAGCTGAGATAAAAAGACCGTCACCTGATGTTGCACAAAAAATTGCTAGTATTTTAGGGTTCGATTGGACTATTTTTTTTACTAATGATGGTAACAAAATGAAACAAAATCTGCTTGGGTTGAGGTGATTGCTATGGAATCAAAATTTAATCAGTTATGTGTTTGGCCAGCAACTACGTTAGACGGATATAGCAAAGAAGAACTCGAACAGTTTTTTGTGGATGAATTGGGTTGCCGAATTAAATTTGCCGAAGAAGTTGTTACTTTACCATGTTTAGAAAAAAATGAAGAAGGTGGAAGGCATGACCTGTTCTTCTATGTTCATGATGATGATATTGGTAGGTTTGCTGTCAAGCGGCTTCTATATGGAATACGTTGGTGGGAAGACGTTCTTGGCAATGGTAACGGATATCAATATTCAGAAGATACCCTAAAAAAGTATCAAAAAATTTGGTAAAGCAGAATGAAAAAAGAAAGGAAAGCTGGTGAGAGTTTAATGGAAAAACATTATGTGAGCAGAAGTGAAATTGCTGTAGAAAGACATTTTGGAAATGGTGCCATATCAATAGAGCAAGTCATTGGTTTAGTTAAATTGCTAGAGCGGGATATAGGAGGAGGTGAGTTTAATTGGAATGTCCTATCTGCCGGCATAAGATTAAAAGCTGTGAACATGTCTACGTCTGGGATGATATAAGCAAACAGAACATTAGGATTTGCAGCAATATAAAATGTGCAGAAGCTTTTAAGCGCGACTTAAGACGGCGCCATAAAACATGTACAACATCTAAAGAAATTTTACCATGAAGGAGGTCTAAAAATGGCAATTAATACAGCTAATCCTTATTTACAAGCTAGATTATTTAGCCAAATTGGACGTATTCAGGCTGCTCAAGAATTAGCTTTGGCCGAGAGTACTCTGAAAAATTATGAATTAGGTTTATCGCCGGTACCTGATTCAACGGTTTTAAGAATGTCTTATCTTTATCGTACACCGTGGTTAAGAGTTCAGCATTTACAGAAAAATGTAGTTTTTTGCGATATTTTTGGGCTGATTCCAGAAAGCCCGACATTAGCTTTTGGTGTACTACAAATGCAAAAAGAAGTTAGCGATGTTGTTGGAGTTTTACCGGCAATAATTAGTGATGTTGTAAATCAATCAAGAGTAAGTTCGCATTTGATAAGTGAACTTAGAGAAGCAGCTGTTGCTTTGCTTAGTATTTTTGGGAGAGAAACAAAAAAAGAAACCGCCTGTGCTGGTACACAAACGGTTTCTAGGGGTTAGTAGACAATTATGTCTAAGGTCAAGTCAATTATAGCACATTATGCGATCTTTGCAAGAAGGAGGTTGCGTTGAAAAATTACTGCGATGTATGTTCTGTAGCTATTGAACCAGTTACCGAACTGAAAGTATGGAATGCAGAAGAGAAGAAGATTTATCGTTTCTGCAGTTTTGAGTGTTTAAAAAAGATGCAGAAAAAGAGCAAAAAACGTAGGAGGTAGTTGTATGGCCAGGGATATAAAACAACGATGTGCCAGATGCGGAAAGGCTATATCTGATTGGCATTATGTCAATAATAAGCCGGTATGTATCGATGATCGTTTGTGTTATCACCGGCAAAATAGAAAATATAGAAAGCAAAAATCTAAAAATAAGGTTTTGGCAAGAGTTAAATCTAGATATGGAGGTGAACTGTAATGAAATACATTATTGCTTTGATTGGTGTTATTTTGGTGGCTTTAAGCATTGCTAATTCTGTCGATGCTATCCAGCCTGAAGCGCAGGTAGAAGTAGTTTCTTATACTGTGCATCATGGTGATACTCTCTGGTCTATTGCTAACCGTTATGCGCCAGAACATATCAAGGATATAAGAGAATTTATGTGGCAGATTTGCCAAGATGATCGCAACCAGAATTTGTTTAAAGCTGGTCGTTTTTTACAACCAGGAGACCAGCTTTTAATACCGTTAAGTATAAAAAAATAGACGCCGTGTTAGGGACGCAGCGCCTATAAAGTGAAAAAACATAGAAACGATATGTTTCTACCCAATTTTTATTATAGCATATCGTTTCGCTGTTTTCTATAATCATTATTTTTAGAAAAAGGAGCAATGAAGTATGACTTATAAAACTTGTCCTAAGTGTGGGTCTAATTTAGATGCAGGAGAACGCTGTGACTGTGAAGATGTGGAGCTGACGTGTGAAGGGTGTTCTCATTGTTTACCTATCGGTGAGGGCGATCATATTTGCGACAAAAATGGAGTTCCGGTTATCGTTTTGTCGGAATATATTCCGACTGAAGATTATTTATGTTGTAGAAGAAAGGATAGATAAAAATGGCAAAACTGATTATGACTGTTGAGGAAATGCAAGATCGTAGTAAATGGCTGGAAATGCGTAAGTCTGGTATTGGCGGCAGCGAAGCCGCTGCAATCGTGGGACTTAATCCGTGGAAGTCGGCGTTTCAGCTTTGGATGGAAAAGACAGGGCAGGTTGAACCGGAAGATTTGAGCGATAACGAGTATGTTTATTGGGGCAATGTATTAGAGCAGGCTGTTGCTGATCGTTTTTGTGAGCTGACAGGAAAGAAGGTTCAGCGCCGGGGCATGCTGCAGGATGACGAATATCCGTATATGCTTGCCAGTGTTGACCGGATGGTAATTGGTGAGAACGCAGGTCTTGAGTGTAAGACGACTAACGCCTTTAACAGTAAAGTTTGGGCTGATGATGAACTTCCAGATAGTTATTACATTCAATGCCAATGGTACATGATGGTTACTGGTTGTGAGAAGTGGTATATCGCTGTATTGATTGGTGGAAATAAGTTTATATGGAAAGAAGTGCCACGTAATGCGGCTGACATTGAAGCGTTAAGAAAGGCTGCAGTTGATTTTTGGTCAATGGTAATCACTAATACTATGCCGCCTGTAGATGGAAGTAATGACTGCAGTAATGCTCTTGCTGATAAGTTTCATGGAGAAAGTGGTAAAACTATTGATCTTCCAACCGCCGCTAAGGCATGCATAGAGCGTCTACGGAGTATTAAAGAAAGTATCGGTAAACTTGAGGAACAAAAGAAGTTAAGTGAGAATGAATTGAAATCAATGTTAGGTGATGCTGAGGTTGGCATTATAGGTGAAGATAAGGTTACATGGAAAATCCAAGCGGGAAGAGTGACTGTTGACAGTAAACGATTGAAAGCAGAACAGCCTGCGATCTATGAATCATACAGCAAAATTGGAAATCCAATCAGAGTATTTAAAGTTGGTTAATTATAAAGGAGCGTGTTTTAAATGGCAAATACAAGCGGTGGGTTGTTATCTACAGTAAATAAATCTAATGAAAATAAAGATGTACAGAAAAAGAGCGTTGCTTTAATTATGAACGAAATGCTTGATAGCAATGGTATTAAGGCAAGAATCAACGAATTGCTTGGCAAAAGATCTGCACAGTTTGCCGGTAGCTTAGTTAGTTTAGTAAATGCTGACGCAAATTTGCAAAAGGTGTTTGCACAAGCTCCGATGACTATTATTCAAGCTGGACTTAGAGCGGCAGCTTATGACTTGCCTATCGATCCAGGTCTTGGATATGCATATATTGTTCCATTTAATAATACAGTTAAAGATCAAGATGGAAAAGAATTTAAACGTATGGAAGCTACTTTTATTATGGGTTATAAGGGTATGTATCAATTGGCCATGCGTACAGGTGTGTATAAGAAGTTAAATGTTGTTGATGTTCGTGAAGGGGAACTGAAAAAATATAATCGATTAACAGAAGATATCGAAATTGAATTTATTGAAAATGAAGATGAGCGTGAAGTTAAACCAATCATTGGATATTGTGGATATTTTCGTTTGGTAAATGGTATGGAAAAAACTATTTATATGACGGTAAAAGCATTAGAAGCTCATGAATTGAAACACCGAAAAGGCAAATATATGGGCAAGGGATGGCGTGATGATAAAGATGCTATGTGTCGTAAAACCATTTTACGTAAATTGATTGGTAAGTGGGGTGTTATGAGTATTGACTATCAATCTGCATCCCCATCCATGATTGCTGCGGCTGAAGCGGTTGCCAAAGGACAGTTTGATGATGATGATATCCCAACAATAGAATCTACCGCTACGATTGAACAACTTTCTGATGGGCGCACAGTTGACTTGGAATCGGGCGAAATTGCTTTTGCCGGGGATTTTACTGAGGACGAATTACAAGCTGCTCAAAGCGGAAGTGAGGATAAATAATGGCGATATATCGGCATAGACATTAACCCTGAAACTGTAAAGCAGCAGAAGCAGATATACCGATAAATTTGTTTTAGGAGATTGATATGAAGCACATCGTACAGTTTAGCGGTGGCAAGGATAGTACTTGTATGCTGCTAATGATGATTGAGCGGGAAATGCCTATAGATGAAATTATATATTGCGACACTGGCAAGGAGTTCCCGCAGATGTATGATCATATTTCAAAAGTAGAAAAGCACATTGGTCGAAAAGTAACTGTCTTACGGGTTGACCATAGTTTTGATTACTATTTTGCAGAATACATCAAAGTGAAAGGCAAAAGCCAATATTCGCAAGGCTATGGCTGGCCGAGGATGTGGGTAAGATGGTGTACAAGGTTGTTAAAACAGAAGCCAACACGAGATTACCTAAAGAATCAAGGCGAGTATATACAATACATAGGCATAGCTGCAGATGAGCCAAAACGTCATAAAAGTATGCCGAAGAATACAGTACACCCGTTGTTTGATTGGGGTGTTACAGAGAAACAAGCATTGCAATACTGTTATGACAGGGGCTTTGACTGGGATGGCTTGTATGAGCATTTCAGACGTGTATCCTGCTGGTGCTGTCCTTTGCAGAGGTTGAGCGAACTGCGGACGCTGCGAAAGTATTACCCAGAGTTATGGCAAGAGCTTATTGACATGGACAGCAGGGTAGAATACAAATTTAAGCCCGACTATTCAGTTGAAGAGTTGGAGCGTCGCTTTGCTTCAGAGGATTTGCAACAGAAACTATTTTGAGGAAGTAAGATAATGAATAAATTTAATCATACGGCACACAAAGAGCTGTGGGACTGGCTGGTGAAAAATCCTGATAAATCAAAGTGTGACTGGGACGGTTGGGTTCTTAACGGCGGCAAATATGAAATAGCAAATAGTTACTGTTTTGCTTGTGAATATGATTGTAAATATTCTGGAGATGATGATACTTGCGACTGTTGCTCACTTGTTTGGCCGAACGAGGTGAAATGCGATGAAGGAGACGAATGTGATCCTTCATTATATGAAAATTGGGGAAAAGAAATTAATCTACAATTAAAGTCAAAATTAGCAGCTCAAATAAGAGATTTACCTGTTAGAGATGGAGTTGAGTGTATATGAGTAAAAAAGAAGCCGCTGTTACTTTAGCGTTTATCTTCGCTGCAGGTTTCCTATGGCATCTTGGTTGTGCTTTGGCAGAGGTAGCAGTAGAGTGGCATATTTGGAGAGGTGTAATGTAATGAACAAAGTTGTTTTAATGGGACGATTGACCAAGGATCCGGAAGTTAGATACACGCAGACCGGCAAAGTAGTGACACAGTTCACTTTAGCGGTAGACAGACCTTTTAAAGATGCTAATGGCAATAAAGAAACTGATTTTATCTCCGTTGTTGTTTGGGGTAAAGCTGCTGAATTAGTGGGTAACAGCTGTCAAAAGGGGCATAGATTACTTATAGATGGGCGTTTACAAATTCGCAGCTATGATTCAAAAGACGGCGGTAAACGCTGGGTGACGGAGATTATAGCAAACGGAGTAGAGTTTATTGAGCGTAGGTCGGATACAGCGAAACCAACAGGTGAAAAAAGTGAGATGGAAGCATTCGGTCAGGCCGTACCGTTTGACGAAGAAATACCGTTCTAGGAGGCGGAAATGCAATACGATTACGAAAAGGCAGCAGCGATAATCAATGCCTTTAGGGATTTGGTAATGGAAATAAAATCCATTGATAAGGCTTGTCAGACAGAAATCAAAGAAGCTGATATGGCCTTTTGCGATATTCGTCATAAATGTGAGATTGATTATCCTAAAAACAGGAGCACACGGACCAAAATTTGCAGATTGATGAAGGAGTACAGCGTAAGGCGCCGGAACGCAAAAGAAACTCTCGAAGTTATAACGCCATTGGTACGATTTTTAGATAAAAATACTCATGCCAGTAATTTGATAGGTCAAATGGCAAACGAAACTCGCAAGGCCTTAGAAAATACCCGCAGAAGCAAAGTATATAAGGCGAGGGTGCTTCCTGAATTGTTTGAAGGAATGGAGCGATAAAAGTAATTATGCATATCAATATAAAAGCTATGTTAGCAATGATTAAAGATGAACCAGAGGACAAATATATACCAGTTTTAAAACCAATTCTTGAGGCTCTCTTAAACGAGAATAAGATGCTACGTAGGAAAAATAGCCAACTTGGCGGGAAAGTGGCGAGAATGAGGAGAGCACTCAACGGAGAGAGTAAATATTAAAAGGATGATGAAAAATGGAAATAAGAACAATTAGATTAGTAGAAGCAAGATTATTCCAGCTAACCCTTCAACCAATGAATGATAGTGAATATAGCTGCAGAACCATTGCTGTTGCTGACGATTATTGCAAGTTGGTTAAATGGTATCAAGCTCAGATTGTATCCGATGGAAGTGGTGTAATGCGGTTCAAGCCAGGATCTCCGTTAGAATGGTTTTATCCTGCGGCATCTTTGGAACTGAATCGTTTAGACGCTTATGATCGTGGGATTTCTGATGAGTGGGTAAAGCTAAGTGTCTACGAAGATATTTTCGAGAGTAAAGATTATTATGTTGTTCGCTAAGCATTGGGATTGAAGGTGGCCTTATGGGTAATCGGATAATAAAAGAAAGTATATGCAGCAGCCCTACAATTGATCAACTCAGTTGGTTTGAAGAAGCGTTCTTCTATCGGCTAATAGTTAATTGTGATGATTATGGACGTATGGATGGAAGAATTCCTATTATTAAATCTAGGCTGTTTCCTTTGAAGGATATAACAAAAGCGACTGTTGATGATGCGCTAAATAAGTTATCGAAGGTAGGCTTGGTGGTTCGCTATGAAGCAAATGGGCAACCGTACTTGCAATTGGTAACTTGGGGTAAACACCAGCAGATTAGAACTCGTAAAAGTAAATATCCTGATCCACCTGATACAGCAAAGACGATTTTATCCACAGGTGTTGAGAAGTCAAACGCTAACACTTGCAATCAAATGAAATCAAATGAAATCATTTGCCCGCCTAATCCAATCCAATCCAATACGAATACGAATCCAATACAATCCAATACAGTACTATATGAGTTAGTACTTAATACTGCAGGGAAAACCAAAGAGCAGTTAGTGTCTGACGCATTTGATGACTTTTGGGACTTATACCCCAAACAAACGGAAAAAGAAGTTGCTAAAGCTGCATTTCATTCTCTTGTTGATATTGGGGTTTTTCCTGATGACGTTGTTTCAGCTGTGCTGAAGTTAAAACGTGAAAAGGTTGGTACTCAGATTCGTTATTATAAAAAGCCAGCAGATTTTTTGAGTTTTGATGTTATATCGAGATATCTGCCTAAGTATCTAAATAAATGTCCTATTTGTCAGTCTGCTGGATTTGTCCCTGAAGAGGCAGGAAATGGTATGAAACAGTGTGATTGTGCAGATAGGTACAATCATTTGGGGTGGCATTTTAAAGAATCGTAGGAGGGAGTGGTATTTTTTATGGATAAAAAATTGATATATATTGCTCATCCATTTGGTGGTGATGATGTAAACGTAAAAGCGTGTGAGGATCTAGTTCGTAAGCTGACGACTAATTGCAATAACTCTTATGTATTTGTTTCGCCAGTACTTAATTTTGGTCATATGTATGTGGATGTTGATTATATCGATGGTGTAAATATCTGTTTAGATCTGTTGAACGCTTGTAACGGATTATTACTTGCTAACGCTTGGCAAACATCCCGCGGATGTTTGGCTGAGTACGCTTTTGCAAAGGCTAAGGGAATAAGAATTTTTAGCCTAAAGGACTTTAACTTATGATTGATTACATTGTTTTATATACTTCATGCTTTGTCTTTACTGGCATATGTGTTGCCTTTCTTTATAAAGTCTTAACCAATAATAGATTTTAGGTATACGCAAGATTACTTCACATTGGAGATGAACAGCTTGATAAAAAATAAAAAATACCCAAGGACCAGTTTAAAATATTGCGGGATTCCAATGGAAAAAGCGTTGGACCAACATGGTTGCTATAGTTCGTGATTTCTTTGGTAAAGTTCTCAAAGCTGCTACATTAGCTGCAGAGAATAATATACATATGGATGGCCAGGCAATTTCTAATTTAATGACAATGTATCGAAATAGGGTGATTTGATGAAAAAAGAACGCTATATGTCAAAAAATGAAATGTTGGATGCTATGAAGGTTGGCACATTCTCAGGAGAATTAGAAGCTATTGCTAATAGAACACCTGAATCGGAGTGGAGAAAGCGCTTGCGATCTGCAGCAACTAATTGCCAAAAGGTGTTAGAAGAACGATTGTTTTGCTTGGATAAGGATCAACTGCAGACTGTGCAACGCCGTCATAATCATAACAAAATGGTTTATGTGACCAGTGACGATAAGAGATATGTACCAACTGATAAGGAGAATCCCCAGGAGCTTGTGACAGTATCTATTGATGATTTATATACGGTAATAGACCATGCGTTTGAATCGTGTCATCTATGTACACAAGGTATTGAAGTTGAAGATTGTCGATATCGTAAGTTATACCATCGGTTAGGTGTTCCGGTTGCAAGAGATAATCCTGCAGCTGGTCAATGCGAATTTATGTGGGAGGATAAATAAAATGATTATTAATAAAAATAAATTAGTTGCAGCAAGAGAAAATTCTTTGATGAATCAGTTTGAATTATCTGTAGCAAGTAAAGTTGATTTAAATTTTATAAGACAATTGGAACTAAATGGTGGAAATGTATCGAAAGCTATCGCAGAGAAATTGGCGATAGCGTTGAGCGTTAGAATGGAAGATATAACTAATAGTGATAATACTAAAAACTTAGTTCCAAATGAAGGTGATGCTGTCGAGAAAAGTTGGGAATGCAACTTTGAACCCAAAGCTTTTATACGAGTTGCTTCACGTAGAAGTTTGGATCAAACCCCGATACAGAGACTGGTTAGGATTGACCAGATAACATCTATGAGTGTTGACTTTAAAGAACCTAAAATTTGGATTATTTATGAGACTGGTAATAATGGGATGACGTCTATTGTGACAGAATGTTTTAAAACATTTGATGAACGTGATATCACCTGGGATTATTTTATGAGTCAAATCGCTAAGACTAATAATGTCATTAGGAGTGATGCGAATGGCTGCAATAACGCTGTTTGATCAGATTAATAAAGATAAAGTCATAAACTTTTGTGCTGAAAATGGTAAATGTTCAGATTGTGGTAATTGCTGTAGTAATTGTTTGCCATTAACCCAATTTGAAATCAAAGTTATCAAGAAGCATATTAGGAAGAATCATATTCTTCCGGAGCATCATACTCCAGCATTGTCGGCAACTAATGCTGTTGATTGGGTTTGTCCGTTTAGGGATGAGATAAATAAGCGTTGCAAAATATATGAAGTACGTCCGGCTATTTGCAAATTTTTCAAATGTGATGGCAAATTTGGGCAAACAAATAGTTTAGGAATAATGAAGTTAGTTGATGTTCGCAAAACTTTTTATCCAAATACGGTTTTAAATGATGACCATTATCAGAAAATTAGCAAGGTTATGTTACTAATGGCCAGGAATTTTAGGTGAAATAGATATTAGAGTTATTTAGAGTTGACAATGGAGTGTGATGGTTAGAATGGCGAAATTAATTGTCTGCAAGGAGTGCGGTGAACAGATTTTCTTTATCCGTACTCAAAGCGGTGCAAAAATGCCGGTCAATAAAGAGCAGGTCGGGTATAATCTTGGCGGCAAAGAACGTATTGTAACACTTAACGGAGATATCCTTGCCGCAACAATTACACACCATCAAGAATCTGGTGTTGGGTATGTACCGCATTGGAGTACCTGCAGTGGAGCAAACAGAGCCCGCAAAGTATCACCGGTACCGAAGTCTAAAAAGAAAATCGTTCCGGAAGAAAGCTTATTTTAAGGAATGGAGTGGAGTAGATGGGATGGGATAATTTACCACCGCATCTCATGAAAAAAATTCGTTCTGACAGTGTAACGCCTGCTTCGGCTTTATCAGGTTGTGATCCGGCTCTGAAATACGGAAATAAGATTACCGAGGTGGACGGCATTGCATTTGGCAGCACAAAAGAAGCCGATTACTACTCTAATCTTAAATGGCTGCAGCGTACCGGTGCAGTAAAAAGTATTGAATTACAGCCTGAATTTGTTTTACAGCCTGCTTACGAGATTGCAGGCAAAAAGATAAGGCCAATTATTTACAGAGCGGATTTTAAGGTTACAGAAGCTGACGGGCATATATATTATGTCGACACGAAAGGGATGCGAACGCAGGTCTATTTGCTGAAGAAGAAAATGCTGCTTTATAAGTATCCTGATATTGATTTTAGAGAAGAATAGGAGAGTTGGAATGGCAGAAACGGAACTGACGAAAGAAATAAAAAAAGCGCTGTTGTATTATACCAAAGCTGATCAGTCCGGCGTGTATGGTTGCTATGAAGTATGCTTGGGCGCTGGATATGGAGATGAATACGTCGACTATATGACTATGAGCAGTACTAACGTATTTAGGGCTTACGAAATAAAAGTGAGCTTGTCCGATCTAAAGAGCAAAGCGAAGCTGTCATTTTGTGGCGATTATAATTACATCGTTTTGCCGTCAGAACTTTATCAAAAAGAAACGGTCAAGGAAGAATTGAAATACTATACACTTCGCGGAATTGGAATTCTTTTGTATTGTGAACGTCTTGGGCATAAATACATAAGTCAGGAACGCAAGCCGGGAAAATTTACTTTAAACATCGGCCGTAAAGTTGAGCTTATGCACTACATGATCCGTAGTTTGAGCCGATATCCAGTTAAATTACTAAAGAAGGAGCGTGAATAGATTATGAGATTAATAGATGCAGATGAACTAAAGGCTAGGGTAAAAAAAGCATCAGACGCTGTTGTCGGGAACAATGTGACTTACAACGCTATCCGAATGACAATGAATACTGTTTTGCTGGCGATTGATGTTTCGCCGACAATCACGCCGGATAACACTGACGAACCCGATTTTACAACTATCTACATGGTGGGTTATGAGGACGCTAAAAAGAAATATACGCCTAAGCACGGACATTGGAGAATTGAACCTTATTTGATTGGGACAACTCATCGTTGTAGTAGATGCGGTGAAAATTACGGTATGCCACACGAAATATACAAATACTGCCCTAACTGCGGGGCTATTATGGACGGTGACGAAAAATGACTGAATTAAAACCCTGCCCTTTCTGTGGAAGTGTAGCAACAATATATAATGATGGTATACATGAGCCTGTAATTGATCCTGAGACTGGAGCTGTGGTAGATGCAAGGGACGAAGAATCTGAAGGCTATGTTATAGAGTGTAGCAATTGTCCTGCTCAGATAGTAGCAATCAAAGAAACTGGCGAAAGC